TCATTGTCACGTCCAACTACCACCCGCGTGACATCTGGCAAGATGCAACGACGGTCGAGCCATTGGAACGGCGTTTCAAGCTCGTGCACAAGGAAGGCGTGCAGCCCCCGGCGTTCGTCTTCCCACCCCCAACCCCACCCCCAGCGTCGCCAATGGAAATTCCATCGCCGGATATGCTCCTCGAACATGAGGACTTCATCCGCGCAGGGGAACTCCTTTGGCAGCTCTAAGACCAGCACACCTGTATAAAACATGTTTAATACACATTAAACATTTGACGATGGCATACGCACGTAACACGCAGTATCGTCGTCGGGCTAACACCAACCGCCAGCGAACGGCACGGCGCGCGACAGTGCGTGCGTTTCGTGGCGCTGCGACTACTCGTACGGCGCTTAGGCGCAACCGTTACATGCCTATGTCGGCTGGTCATCAGGAAGTAAAGCTGATTGATGGCACGGCCGCCACACCAGGCGCAAACGCCCTGAACTTGAACAGCACAGGCCAAGTTACATGCGTGAATCTGATCTCATCGGGATCGGGATTCAACAACCGCATTGGTCGAAAGATCGACCTAAAGAGCCTCCACCTTACAGGCCTCATCGCACAAACAGGCACAGCCTCTACCACAAACGATTATGCACGAATCTGTGTAATCTACGACCGTCAAACGAACGGCGTTCTGCCCACCTATGCAGAAATCTTCACCAACTACTCGCAATCCTCCACAACCGCGTCCACCTCCTTTTCAGGATTGAACCCAGACAATCGCGAACGCTTTGTCATGCTTGCGGACCAACGCTTAGTCCTCCCAGCAACCCCAGTCTCAGGAGTCAACGGCAGCGTTGACGCCCTATCTACCACCTTCAGCATCAACCGTTTCCTCAAACTCAACCAAACTACGATGTACAAGGGTGATACCAGCCCGTCTATTATCGGAGACATCGCAACCGGCGCAGTGTACATTGTGACGATTGGTTCGATCGCATCCGGATCCGAACCATACCGGGCACAACTGACATGGCGCCTCCGCTATATGGATAGTTAAGTAATAAAGAGCAATAAATAGCATTAAATAACGTTAAAAATGCTTCCTCGGCAACACTCCCCCAAATGAGATTATGAATAAATGTCGCTCGAGAGCCTGCCGGGGCCCCGCTGCTGCCGCCACCGAAGGTCGGCGGCTAGCGCGGGTCGGCATGGCGTATCCCGAGGACGAGCCGGGGGGGTAGGCCGAAGGCCGCCCCCGGCGATCACCGCTACGCTAAAAAAACTGCTCCCCTATGATTGGTGGAGGTCCTGGGTGTAACACGCGCGCGTGATACACCAGTATTACCAGGACCTCCACAAATGGTCACAGACCATACAAAAACCAAGAGAAGTGTGCGTCCATACAAATGCCAAGTGTATTGGATGCCAGACACTTCGTGTTAGTCCCGGACCACCCGTAGGGCGGCGCATGCGCCCCCTAGGGGGGTCCGGGGGCGCAAGCCCCCGGAAAAAATTTTTTGACCTCCTCAGACTACAATTCTCTCGATGGGCCAACCGTGTTGTTCCAGCGAAGAAGCATGGTCCCCACAAGGGGCCAGCTGGCCCGGCTCCGCGGTCAGCCCCCACAGCTCCATGTACATCTCGGACCAAGACGATGAAGACATGGACTATTGCGGACGTAAACAAGTGTCGACCCTGATCAACACGGCGTTTACAAGCAACCCACCCATCGGTATCCAGTACAACGTGATCAACCGACTTGACCCCGGCGTACGATCGTACCAACGCATCGGCGCAGCAGTACGAATGAAGCACCTGAGAATCCGTGGCTTCGTGTACTGGGGAAACAGCGTGACCAACCCGGAATCGGATTACATACGCTTCATGGTCATTTATGCCATGCTGCCGTATCCGGGTATCGTATTTGCTCCACCAGAGGAAATCCTCCAAGACCGCCTGTACGACGGCACCGTCGTCGTGGCAGGCCCCCGAACACCCATGAACCGTGACTACGCGAACCGGTTCAAAGTCATTGCCGACGAGACGATGACGATCACGATTGGGAACGGCTCGCTTACCAATCTGAACAAGTCGAACCTGTCCATGGACATGGACTTCGAATTGGACCTTCAAGCCAACTACGACCCGACATTGCCGGACCCGGTGATTGGTCAGTTGGCGGTACTGTGCGTTAGCGAGAACAATCGAAACTGGCGCACAAAAGTCACGTGCACCGTAGAATATGATGACGCGTGACCAGAATAAAGAAGAATAGAAACTTCGAAAACTGATAAAGTTCTTTCCTGTCGGGAATGAACACCTTTACCTGTGAACGATGTGAACACCTGTGAAGAATGAACACTCTCGGTACGAGAAGAAAGGATCAGTATCGAATTTCCCATGCAGAACATCAACACGACTCAAGGCCTCAACTGGTGCTTCACCATCAACAACCCGACGCAAGGCAGTGAAGACAACCTCACCACCATGTGCGAGATGTCAGGCAACATCAAGTACATGGTGTACGGCCGTGAAGTCGGTGCGAGCGGCACGCCGCACCTCCAAGGCTACCTCGAACTCAAGAAGAAGTGGCGTGGCGCGACGCTGAAGCAGCACATCGGCGCCAACGCCCACCTCGAACTACGCAAGGCGAAGGCGCACCAAGCGGCGGAGTATTGCAAGAAGGACGGCGACTACGTTGAATTCGGCGAAGTCCCGGCCACCCCCAAGTCGGCCTCTGTCAAGGACCGTTGGCGCAACGTGCTTGACAAGTGTCGCGAAGGCGACTGGGCGTACATGGCCAAGGAAGAACCGTACCTATGGCTCATGCAAGAGAAGAAACTTCGATCGCACTACAAGTGCCCATCCATGGTTGAGACGCTCGACAACGAATGGATCTACGGCCCAACCGGTACGGGCAAGTCCCGCGACGCGCGTACCCGGCATCCGGATGCGTACATCAAGGATGCGTCGTCCCACTGGTGGGATGGCTACAACGGCGAAGAAGTTGTCATCATCGAAGACCTCGACAAGTACCACGTGAAGCAAGGGTACTACCTCAAGATCTGGGCGGACCACTACTCGTTCCCGGCGCAGATCAAGGGTGGACAGATGATGATCAGACCCAAGAAGATCATTGTCACGTCCAACTACCACCCGCGTGACATCTGGCAAGATGCAACGACGGTCGAGCCATTGGAACGGCGTTTCAAGCTCGTGCACAAGGAAGGCGTGCAGCCCCCGGCGTTCGTCTT